AGAGAGGCTCAGGTTCGATTTAAGGAAGAATGGAGAAAAGATGTGGGCGGAATAAAGACTTCTCAGGTATCATTCGGTCAATGGCTTGATATGAAGAAATTTGAGGCTACAAAGTTTTATCTCAAGCATAGCGATTATTATTTAGGATTTTAAACACAAACATAAGAGAGACAATGAAGGTAAAAGTGATTAATGAGTCAAACAATGACTTACCAAAGTACGAGACAGAGAATTCTGCAGGAATGGATGTTAGAGCTCACATTGATGAGGCGTTTACTCTACAACCAGGAGAGAGAAGATTGGTTAAGACTGGTCTTAAGTTAGAAATCCCAACTGGATATGAATGTCAAGTTCGACCAAGAAGTGGATTGGCGTACAAGAATGGTGTAACTGTTCTTAATAGCCCAGGAACAATTGATGCAGACTATAGAGGTGATGTTGGAGTAATCCTAATCAACCATGGTAGTGAGCCATTCGTAGTAAATCCAGGAGAGAGAATCGCTCAGATTGTATTTTCTAAATATGAAAGAGCTGAGTGGGAGACCGCAGTAGCACTTGAAGAAACAGAACGTGGGGAAGGTGGATTTGGTTCTACTGGAACAAATTAAATAAACAAACAAAAAGAGAGACAGATGAATATCGAAAGTACAGCAAAAGGCTTCGAGCTTTTCGCAAGAGACAATGGTGTAGGAACAACCACGCTTGGTGACTACAAAAAAGCTGCAAATGGAATTTTAATTCCTCAGGCAATGACTCCAAATATTATTGAGGAGAGACAGCTTAATGCAGTAGCAATGGATGTGTTTTCACGTCTTATGATGGACAGAATTATCTTCCTTGGAATGGGGATTGATGATACGGTTGCAAATGTTGTGAACGCACAATTATTGTACCTTGAGTCAATTGACTCAAAGAAGGACATCACAATTTATTTCAACTCTCCAGGTGGAAGCGTTTATGCTGGACTTGGAATCTATGATGTAATGCAGTATGTTAAACCAGAAATCATAACAGTTAACACTGGTATCGCAGCATCAATGGCTTACGTTCTTGCTTGTTCTGGAGCAAAAGGAAAGAGACTTTCTCTTCCGCATGCAAGATACATGCAGCACCAACCACTTGGTGGAGCTCAAGGTCAAGCAAGCGACATGGAGATTACGGTTAAGGAAATCAATAAGCTTAAGAAAGAGCTTTATGAAATTATTGCCAAACACACAGGAAAAGACTATGACACAATTCACAAAGATTGTGATAGAGATTTCTGGATGACAGCAAAAGAAGCGAAGGAGTACGGTTGTGTAGACCAAATTCTTGTTAGACAGTAATGGGCTTCTTTGAAGGTTCAAAATATACAATGGATGAAGTCAAGGCTGTCATGATAAATGAGGGCCTTGACTATGCCATTGATAGCTGGATGACTCTTGAGAACATTGAGGATGATGAGCTTCGTGAATTGTGCATGCAATTTAAAGAGGTGAGGCAAAAAATTAAAGATAGAATGGAATCTGTGCTTGGTGAGGGTGCTTGTTCAGGATTATAAAATTGAAAAATGGATTTAGAGTGCCCATATTGTGAAGTTGAGTTGGAAATTTGTCATGATGATGGATTTGGATATGAAGAAGGCGTTAAGCATCAGATGGAATGTGGTCATTGTGGTAAAACATTTGTATTTGAGACCTCAATATCATTTTATTATGAGCCAGAAAAAGCAGATTGCTTAAATGATGGAAATCATGACTATAAGCCAACGAGAACCTATCCAAAGGAGTTCACTGAAATGAAGTGTTCAATGTGTGATGACAAAAGAAAGCCGACTGAGATTGAGTGGAAAGAAATTTTAAAAGAAGGATAGCATGAAAACAATTGCAATATACCCAGGAAGTTTCAATCCATTTACGATTGGACATCAAAACATATTAGAAAAATCTGAGAGAATTTTCGGAAAGGATAATGTGATTGTTGCAATTGGAATTAATCCAGATAAGTACTCTAACCTTGAAGATGAAGAGCTTAGAAACCTCATCAATCATAAGATTGGTGTCATTGAAAAACAACTCCCATCAAAAAAAATTGAATATTACATGGGGTTCCTTACAGAATATGTTCGAGAGAAAGAATCTGAAGGTTATAATGTTGTTGTAATTCGTGGTCTTAGAAATGGATATGACTTTGACTATGAGTACAATCAAATTAGATTTATGTGGGACCAAATGCCAGAATTAAACATCATGTGCCTATTTGCAGACCCAGCATACATGCATGTATCTTCAAGTGCCTACAGAGCGCTTGAAAAAGTTAAATCAGGCTCAGGACATAAGTACCTGGCCAAAGAAAATTTGTATAATGGAGAATAAACATAATAAAACAGGGTTGTCTATATGTTTTTTTAGTGACCCACACGGTTTTCATCATGAATTGTCAATTCCTGAAGCTGACATAGTTATCTGTTGTGGGGACATTTCGATGAAAGGAGAAAGGGCTGAAGTGAGGTCATTTCTTGATTGGTTCAGTGAACTTCCTCATAAGTATAAAATTTTTATTCCTGGCAACCACGATTTTTGGTTTGAACCAAACCATCCAAGAAATAGAAGTCTTAGACCAGGTGAAAATCCAAGGGAGATAATTCCTTCAAACATTATATATCTTGAGGATGAGACAGTGGTAGTTGAGGGAATAAAAATTTTTGGAAGTCCATGGACACCATGGTTTCATTCCTGGGCATTTAATGCAATGCGGGGAGATGATATTCAAAAACACTGGGACCTCATAGAGCCAGAAACTGATATTGTTGTGGTTCATGGGCCGCCTGCAGGAACTCACCTTGAGAGATGTCGTGGTGGAGATATGGTGGGTTGCGCAAATTTATCAAGGAAATTAGCCGAAATTCAACCAAAAATATGTAGTTTTGGACATATTCATGAGGCATATGGTATTGATGATAAGGAAATTTTGGACATTGAAGACCAATCGAAGCCAGGTAAGGTTATGAGATTAATAAACTGCAGTGTTTTAAATCTACAATATTATGTTGCTAATGACCCAGTTTTAATTAATTGGGATGAGATATTAAAGTTGCATGAAAACCAGAAAAATGAGTAAAGAAGAAGATGTGTTAGAACCAGGAATAATATTTATACCTAATCTTCCGAAGCAAAAAAAATTACCAAGAAAGAAAAAGAAAGCTTACGTAAAAAGAATGGGGCCTAATGCTTATAGAATGATGTTAGCAGGCAATAGAATCATCACAAGTGATTATCCTATTATTAACGGAGTAGTGTTCTCTCCATATAATAAAAAGGAAACCAGGAAATTTAAGATGCCATCTTTTTATAGTAAGAAAACTATTGATTCAAGTCGTTATGGAATGTTAAAAATAGAAAAATAAAATTTAAAAACGAATTAAATAAAAATTATGGGGAATAGTAGTTCGAGCTCAAGCTCAAGTGGAATAGGATTCGTAGGATTATTGACAATAGTATTTATTGTCCTTAAGTTGATTGAGAAAATCGACTGGTCATGGTGGTGGGTATTGAGTCCAATTTGGATTTCAGCATCACTTGCAATTATTGTGATTTTGTTTATGTTTTGGTTTGAGAAAAGAGTGCGTGATAAGGAAAGGGCAAAAAGAAACGAAAGATTTAAAAGATAATGGAAACAACAGAAAAAAAAGAGCAATTTGCCTTCTTCTGGGGAGGAACAATGAGCCAGTGGGCTAAATCTAAATTCATCATTGATGGAGTAGAGTTTAATACATGTGAGCAGTACATGATGTACAAGAAAGCTCTTATGTTTGGTGACTACGATATGGCTAAGGCTATCATGGGAACAAAAAATCCTAAGGAGCAAAAGCAATTCGGTAGACAAGTCAAAGGATTCAAGGATGATGTATGGGTTAAGTATTGCAGAGACATTGTGTATGATGCAAACGTTGCAAAGTTCACTCAAAACAAAGATATGTATAATGAACTTATGTTCACAGCAGGAAGAACTCTTGTTGAAGCATCTCCTCTTGATAAGAGATGGGGAATTGGTCTTGATGCAAACAATCCATTTGCTCAGGATAGAAGCACTTGGCAAGGTCTTAACTGGCTTGGTGAGGCGATTGAGAGAGTTCGTGAAGATTTAATATCTGGAAAAATATCTTTAGTTGATAATGATTAAGGTTATTGAAGATAGCGAGTGGGGCGAAGTAGAGCCAGATTGTGATGGCGATGTTTTTGGTATGCAAGAATTTTACACACTTGATGAGCTAAAAAAAGCTGTTGAAATGGAGTTGGGTTCGATGTGCGAGAATGAACAGCACATGAGAAGTGTGCATGGAGACCCTACATACCTGCAGTGGGTTCTAAGCTCTGTATCAAGAAAGATTCAGCCTGGACAAAAAGTGGAGGTCGATGAGCTTAATCACCGATATAGGATAATTGAAGAGTTAGATTAATGTGCAAAAAAGTTCTTGTCAAAAATTTCGATGGAGTGTTTGTTGAAGGCACTCTTGAGAAGGATAGTAATTTTTGGGGAGGATGGAAAGTAGTCTATGGCAATAGTAGCGCATCCATTAAAATTGCAAAAATAAAAGAAATGAAAGATAAAATTACATTTGAAGAGTTTCTTGAGATAGAAGGAAAGCTCGAAATAAGAATTGGGGAAATAGTTAGTGCAGATAGAGTTCCAAAATCAGATAAATTATTAGTGATGTATGTGAATTTTGGACCCAAAATTGGGGATAAGGTTTGTGTAACCAATTTAGGACAATATGATGAGCCATCAGAGTTTGTTGGGTCCATTTGTCCATTTGTCATGAACTTGAAGCCATCTAAGATGATGGGTATTGAGTCTGAGGTAATGATTATGGTTGGAGAGGATGACGATGATGGTATTTCTGGTTATCATATAAACCAATATCCACTTGGAGCCAAAATACTATAAGATGTTAGGGGCAATTTGCGGAGATATAATTGGTTCAGTCTATGAAGGAATTAATGTGAAACACACAGAATTCCCTCTATTCAGAGAAGATTGTAGATATACAGATGACACAACACTTACTGTTGCAGTCGCTGATGCCATAATGAACAACAAAGACTACGCCAGTACAATAAGAGAGTATGGAAGACAGCATCCTCTTGCTGGATATGGCAGTTCTTTTATTGCATGGCTTGATGACCCAAATGCAGGTCCTTACAATAGTTGGGGAAATGGCTCTGCGATGAGAGTATCTCCAGTTGGGTGGTTATTTAATACTGAGGAATTGGTGTTAAATCAAGCGAGATTAACTGCAGAAGTTACACATAATCATCCAGAGGGTATCAAGGGCGCTCAAGCAATTGCGCTAAGTGTTTTCCTGGCCAGAACTGGCTCAAGTAAGGAAATAATAAAATCAAGAATTGAAAGTATGTTCGGGTATGACCTAAATAGAACTATTGATGGAATTAGGCCAACTTATGAGTTTGATGTGAGTTGTAAAGGTTCAGTACCAGAATCAATAATTGCATTCCTGGAATCAGATGACTACGAGAGCTGTATTAGAAAGGCAATTTCAATCGGAGGTGACTCAGATACCATTGCTGCAATGGCTGGCTCGATAGCTGAAGCTTACTATGGTTACATTCCTCAAGAGATACTTGATGGAGTGAAACCAATTATCAAGAGCATTCCGAAGTTCACGGAGATACTCCAACAATTTATCTTTAAATTAGCATTAGAAAAAAAGGAAGCTTAGACAGCTTCCTTTTCTTTTTTGTTGATGTTTGCAAATTCAAATTGTTCACCCTTGACTCTTATTTCAATTTCAGAATCTTGAGCAACTTTGCTTGATAGTATTTCCTTTGAGAGTCTATTTAGAATTTCATCGTGAATCATCCTCTTAACTGGCCGAGCTCCATATTGAGGGTCGTAGCTCATGTCAGTCATCTTGCTAAGAGCCTCTTCGCTTGCTGAGAGTTTAATGCCATTCTTTGCAAGTTTCTTTTGAACCCCCTTGAACTGAAGTTCAACAATGTCACGAATGTTTTCTTTGTCTAAGTAATCGAACACAATTGTTTTATCAATTCGATTCAAGAATTCAGGTCTAACTTTTCCCTTGAGAAGAGTAAGTGCGATTTCCTCGGCTTTGGTCATGATTTCTTTTGCATCACCGAACTCACCTTTCTCTTCGCCACTCTCTTTAAGAGCCTCCACTCTTTGAATTCCAGCTATTAGAGCTTCGGAGCCAATGTTTGATGTCATGATGATGATTGTGTTCTTAAAATTAGCAAGACGACCCTTGTTGTCAGTTAATCTACCATCATCAAGAACTTGAAGAAGTGTGTTAAATACATTAGGGTGAGCCTTTTCAATCTCATCAAGGAGAATTACACTATACGGCTTTCTTCGGACCGCCTCTGTTAGTTGTCCTCCCTCATCATATCCAATGTATCCTGGAGGTGCTCCTACAAGTCTTGACGAAGAATGAGCCTCTTGGAATTCACTCATATCAATTCTTGTGACCATATTCTCATCATCGAACAAGTATTCTGCAAGAGCTTTTCCGAGTTCTGTTTTTCCAACTCCAGTTGTTCCCAGGAAAAGAAATGAGCCAATTGGCTTACTTTGATTTCCAAGTCCAGAGCGATTAATTCTGATGGCATCTGATACAGCTGTAACAGCAGCATCTTGCCCGATAATTCTTGAGTGAAGTTCCTCTTCAAGAACAAGAAGTTTGTCACGCTCACCTTGAGTCATCTTTGATACAGGAATGCCAGTCATTTTTGCAACAACTTCAGCGATGTCATTTGAGTGAACCTCTTCTTGCATCATACGATTTCCAGATGCTTCAAGCTCCTTTAATTTTGAGAATGATTCTTTAACAGCTTCTTCGGCCTTAGGAAGTTCTACGTGTTGAATTTCATACAATTTTTTGAAATCATCATTATCTTTAATTTCTTTTCTTGTAATTTTATCAAAGTTGAATTTGAGTTTCTCAACAAGTGCCTTTGCTTTGCTGGCACCTTCAATAATAGCCTTCTCGCTGTTCCATTTGGTATTGATTACATCAGCCTCAGCTTTAAGTGTCTTTATCTCTGCTTCAACTTCCAATAGGCGAGTATTGTTTTTTTCTCGCTTCATAGCTTGTCGCTCTATCTCAAGTTGCATGATTTTTCGATTCATGTCATCAACCGCCTCTGGAACAGAGTTAAGCTCCATTCTAAGTTTAGAACAAGCCTCATCCATAAGGTCAATTGCCTTATCTGGAAGATGTCTATCTGTGATGTATCTGTTTGATAGCTCAGCAGCAGCAATTAGAGCATCATCTTTAATGACAACTCTATGATGTGCTTCAAATTTATCTTTAATCCCTCTAAGGATGGCAATTGTCTCTTCAAGACCAGGTTCATCAACAAATACTCTCTGAAATCTACGTTCAAGAGCTTTGTCATTCTCAAAATACTTTTGATACTCATCCATGGTTGTAGCACCAATGGTTCTCATTTCTCCTCTGGCCAGAGCTGGCTTAAGTAGGTTTGCAGCATCCATCGCTCCACCTCCGCCTCCAGCGCCAACAAGAATGTGAATCTCATCAATAAAAAGGACAATTTGTCCGTTTGATGCCGTCACTTCCTTGATTACCCCTTTTAATCTATCTTCAAACTCACCTTTATGAACGGCCCCAGCAATTAAAGCACCCATATCAAGTGAGTAGATTTTTATGTCCTTAAGATTCTCTGGAACATCTCCACGAATTATTCGATGAGCAATACCTTCAACAATAGCGGTTTTTCCTACACCAGATTCTCCAACGATTACTGGGTTATTCTTGGTTCTTCTTGAAATAATTTGAAGGATTCTTCTAATTTCATCATCACGTCCTATAATTGGGTCGAGCCTACCCTCCTTGGCCTTAGCGGTTAGGTTTATTGCAAACTTATCTAAGTTCGCATGAGGAGACATTCCTTGAGCGTTGTTTTGATTCATGTTTGTCTATTGTTAACGTCTGTTATACGCAATTATAAAAAATTTGTTGCTAATATGCTAAAAGTTTTTTACTTTTGCTAAAGAGAGACAAATATACTAAAAAAACATTATGTACTTATTTTTTGACACTGAAACAACAGGTCTACCAATTAATTGGAAAGCTCCTGTGTCTGATGTAGACAATTGGCCAAGAGTTACTCAACTTGCATGGCAAGTTTATGACGAGGATGGAAAGCTTATCAGAGAAAGATGTAACCTAATAAAGCCAGATGGCTGGGAGATACCAAAAGAAGCATTCTTCATAGATAATAACATGTCAACTGAGAGGTGTGAAAGAGAAGGGGTTAGAATGCTTGATATACTTGAAGATTTTGTTGAGCAGGTTGGTAACGCTGATTACTTGATTGCTCACAACATGGCTTTTGATGATAAAGTAATTGGAGCCGAAATGATAAGGGCAAATCTTGCATTTGGTTCTGAGCCAAAGAAGGTGTGTACTATGCAAGAATCAATAGATTTCTGCAAGATTCCACCTTTCAAGTGGGGAAATTATAAGTGGCCGAAGTTGATTGAGCTTCACGAAAAACTCTTTAATGAGGGTTTTGATGGGGCTCACGATGCTCTTGCTGATGTTAAGGCATGTGCCAGGTCTTTCTTCGAACTAAAGAAAAGGAGTATAATACTAAAATCATAATCAGATGATAAACTTACCGATTCCAGTGGTCATGAACCTCAAGAAATCTCAGAACATTCTTATATTAGGAATGGGCGGTGGATTTGATGTATTTGCGGGACTTCCTCTTTATTTTACTCTTGAGAAGATGGGAATGAATGTTCACCTTGCAAATTTCACTCACACTAACTGGGGAACTATATCTAACTATGCCGAGTTAATTCCAATGGCTCCTGGTTGTGTTGGAGTTACTGGAAATATCTTACAAGCTTCAGAGAACTTCCCTGAGGCTTATCTTGCAAATTGGTTCAGAGAGACCAAGCAACAAGATGTTAAGGTATGGCTCTTCAAGAGAGACCAAAGTGTTAAGGAATATGCAAGCTCACTTGATATGCTTGTGAAGCATCTGGGGATTGATGCCATTCTTCTTGTCGATGGTGGAATTGATTCCATAATGGTTGGTGATGAAGATGGAAGTGGGACAATGCTTGAAGATACATTAACTCTTGCTGCTGTAAAAAATGTAAATGTTCCAACTAAAATACTTGCCTGCGTAGGATTTGGTACAGAGATTGAAGAAAACCTTTCTCACTATCTCGCACTTGAGAATATGGCCAATATAACAAAACAAGGTGGTTTCTATGGAAGTTGCAGTCTTGTAAATTATATGAAATCATTCCAAGATTATAGAGAGGCTTGCCTTCATGTATTTTCTCAACCTGGCCATAGAAAGTCACACGTACAACCAAGGATTATTAATTCTGCAGAGGGTGAGTTTGGAGACTTTCACATGTTTCCAATGGAGAAGAAAATGGATATATTTATATCTCCGCTGACAAGTGTTTACTGGTTCTATAATGCTGATGCAGCAATTTTTAACAATGCTGTAATACCTGTAATTGAAGAAAAGGAAACTTTCTTTGACGCAGTTCAGGTAGGGGTGCCTATGATTAAGAATCACGTTCTCCGAGCAAGGAGGCCAATACCATTAACATAAGAATATGAAAAAAGACATAGCGCTAAAATTAAAGATTGAAGCTGAGAAGGTGGCTGGAAGATTTTCTATGAAAGATAGAGAGGGTAATGTAAGTGGAGAAGATTTTTCTTTGAAGAGTTGCTATACCTTATCTGAATACACAGCTTTTGTGAGATTTAACAAGACCACAACCAAGGATGCTGTGGCCCTATTCTTCTATGACAATGGTTATTGGAACTACTTCTTCCCAACAGACAATCATATATTTGGGTTCAGATGCTTCGAGATAATTAGAGTGACTGGTCAAACATGGGGCGTTGTCAATGATATATTGGATATTGAAAATTTTAGAACTAAGGTAAAGGAAAGTCTAATTAATAAACCAGGTATGAAATTTAGTGGACATATGTTCATGACAAATGATACAGCTGCAATTAGATATGAGGATGAGCATGGTAACAAAGAGCTCACATTCTTCTACTACATACACAAAGGTATGAGTAAGGGATGGAGATATTTCACTCCAAATGAGAGTCACATAAATGGATTTAGATTGTTTGAACTTGAAAAATTCAGTGTAGAAAAAGAAAATTACGATAAAAATTTTATTTAAAGAGTTCGATGCTTGGAAGTTAGATGCAGAACGGGTTGATGATGTGTGTGTTGCCATAATAAAAACTTAAAAACCATCAACATATTTGAGATTCTAACATATTTATAGAAAAAAACAAATATGTTAGTAGCAATAAAGTCTAAAAAAATCTCTAAAGTACTTACTTTAAATAATAAGAGCGAAAGAGTATTAATCAACATCCCACTTAACGATTGGGTTATTATTGAGACAATCACAAATGTTTCATCAATATTAAACTATGACTCAATCACATCTAATGGTGGTGAGGTATATTCATCAGAGTGGAGAACTATTCCTCCATTTGGAACAGAAGGGCGAGTTAAATATGTTAGAAGTAATAATTCTGGAGGATTTGCCTCAGCAATTGATGTTATTTTTTCTGATATAAAGGCTCAATCAAGAGATGCTGCTTCTGAAAAATTGATAGATGCAAATGATGTAATCGACAAGGTAATTCAAAAAAGAGAATCTATCGAGATAATAGAATACTTCCAAAAAAACATAGAGGCTCTAAGCAATAGGGCAGCTTATTTAAAGTCACTTAAAGACAGTGGTGCAATTGATAACGACTCATATAAAAGAAGTGTTTATAGCATTGGCTTGGATTTTATTGGAAATATAAATGCTAAAGTTTACGATTTTATTGGAGCAACCATTAGAGAAGATTTGTCTGAATTTAATAAATTAAGTGTTAGCAGGTCAAGTGATATTGGTTCAGGAGGAAGGGACGCTGGTAGATAAGGTGGATTGTAACATTTTTTATTTAAGTTCGTATAATAGCCTCAAAACTTTATTAACTTAAATTAAAATTATGTCAATCGTATCTATTATTATTCTTTCAGTGCTCGGCTTATTCAGCCTTGTAGCAATAGCACTCACGGTGGTTACAACTAATCAAAAAGAAGTCAAAGTTATTGAGAGATTCGGTAAATTTGTAGGAATTAGACGTTCAGGTCTAACTTTTAAGGTCCCGTTTGTTGATACAGTGGCCTATGTTCAGAGTCTTCGTATTGATGAGCTCACAGTTAATGTAGAGACAATCACAAAGGACAAAGTATCAGTCCACATTAAAGTTGCAGTCCAATACTATGTCAAGGACAATGATGAGTCTATTCAAAATGCTGTTTATGAGTTATCTGACTTCGAGCAACAAATCCAATCTTACATCTTCAATGAAATTCGTGCCGAGGTTCCAAAGAAAGAACTTGACCAAGTTTATGAGAACAAGGAGGACATCGAGAATGCAGTTAAAAAACAATTATCTGGAGCCATAGAGAAATATGGATACGTTATCCAAAATGCTCTTGTGGTTGACATTGCGCCAGACAAAGGTGTAAAAGAAGCAATGAACAGAATCAACGCTGCTGCCAGAGATAGAAAAGCTGCTGAGGAAGAGGGTGAGGCTGCTAAGATTCGTGCAGTTAAGGCTGCTGAGGCTGAGGCTGAATCAAAAAAACTTCAAGGGCAAGGTATTGCCGACCAACGTGACGCAATCATAAAAGGATTTCAGGAATCAATTGGAGCTTTCTCTGAGAAGACTGGAATTAGTCAAGACTTGGTGATGAGATTCGTTGAGATTACTCAATACTTTGATACCATGCGAGAAATTGCAAAAGATAATGACAATGTTATCTTCATGCCACACTCCGCTACTGGAGCAGGTATAATTCAAGATTACACTGCTGCTGGAATTGCTTCGGATAAAATTAATGTGGGCGGAAAAGGTAAAGGAAAACAACCAGAATTACTTCAGGGTTAAAACTTGAAATACATATTGAAAAATGCCTCCATAAATGGGGGCATTTTTTGTAACATTAATTTTCTTCTTACGTATAACATTTAATTATTGTATACTATGAATTTTGAAACAATGGGCGATTGGTGTAAGTGGCTTGAGAGAAATTTCTCTCCTGATGTCATGATTCCAACATTGCCAGTCATCATCAGATTGGATGGTAACAACTTTAGTAAGTGGACGGTTGGGCTTGAGAAGCCTTTTGATGAGAAGTTAAACCAACTGATGACTGAGACTACTCAATTTTTGGTTGAGGAGACCAACGCTGTTGTAGGATACACTCAAAGCGATGAGATTACTATTATCCTTTATTCTCCTGATAGAAAAAGTGCTATCTACAATGATGGGAAAAAGCAAAAGATTCTATCTAAGTTAACAAATAAGCTTGGAAACTTCTTTAACGACAGAAGAAAAGAACTCCTTCCAGACCACAATAAGAACGCTGTGTTTGATGCACGTATTTATCAAACTCCAACATTACATGATGCAGTGGTTCAATTACTTTGGCGTGAGAATGATGCTGCTAAAAATAGTATCTCAATGCTTGCTCAAAGTCACTTTTCTCACAAATCCCTTGAAAATCTAAATGGTAGTCAAATGCAAGATAGATTGATGCTTGAGAAAGGTGTTAATTGGAACGACCTACCAGTTAAGTACAAGAGAGGGGTTTACATCAAGAGAATCAAGACTTCTAAACCATTCTCTACAGAGGAGCTTGCAAGTTTGCCTCCAATGCACAATGCTCGCAAGAATCCTGACTTGGTTATCGAGAGAAGTGTGGTTAAGCCAATCGAATATCCAATTTTTAATAAAATAGAAAACAAGGTAGAGGTTATCTTTGGAGATGCTGAGCCTATACTAAAATCAGAAGAAAATGAAACAATCTAAATTTTGGTCAATATTGCTTATTGGCTTAGCTTTTACATCTTGTAATTCGGGTGATGCAGAAATAGAAAACACACTCGTTGTAGAGCAGGTAAATACAAATGACAATCCTGGGTGTAGTGACTGCCTTCAAAGTACATATAAATACAGGGTTAAGCTAAAAACTCATAGTGGTTCTGTGTCTTATTATACTGACTATAAGCATGAGGTTGGAGATACACTGGTGTCAATTTTTGAGTTCACTGACAATAGAGAGGGTGTAATTAAGAAAACAGAGTTTATTGTTGACTCTTTGACTGAGGTTAACACAAAGCTTCAAAAAAAGAATGATGAACTCACACTCTATAATGAGTTGTTGATGGGAATCATTCAAGATAACGCAAAGAAAAGTCCAGCAAATTGAAAAAGTCATTAATACTAATATCGGTTGGTGTTTTGAATCTTCTTCATGGCATGTTCCATGTGATTCAATTCATCCAGTCAATGCTATTGGTTGCTTACTCTGTTGAGGAGCATCATCATGATAGTTGGATTGACCAAATCATGCACCATCCTGTTTTTGCACTTGTCTGGGCAGTGATAGGAATTCTAACCTTGGTAATCGGAATCAAGGATTACAGGCATCATAAAAAATGTAATAACGAACACACACATACTCATGAATAAAAAAGTAGTAGTACTTGGAGGTGGGACATTCTCCCACGTAAGAGCTCACCTGGCTCTGGCTGCCCCAGCCTTTGGAACAACAGCAAGACAAATTGCAGAAATGTGTGAAAAGAGATTTGACCACATGGACACAGAACTTGTATTGACAAAGATGGCCGACCCTAAGGGTGCTGTTGTTACAAATCAGGATGTAGACAAATTGGTTGACTTAATTATCAATGACAACACAATCAAAATCGTATTCTTCAACTTCGCATTGTGTGATTTTGAAGGTAAGATTGGTGATGTTGAGTCTGGTAAACATGCATCAAGACTTGAAACTGCCGCAGGAGACGTTTTAATGACGCTCACGTCATCTGAAAAGATTATAGGTAAAATCCGTAAGATAAGAAAGGATATATTCCTGGTGGGCTTTAAAACGACTTGTGGAGCAACTGAGCAAGAACAGTTCAGCAAAGGCTTGGACCTTATGAAGAGAACTTCTTGTAACATTGTTCTTGCAAATGACATTGATACACGCAAGAACTTAATCATCACGCCAGAAGAGGGTGTTTATGGTCGAGACATGACTCGCAAGGAATGTCTTGAGGAATTGGTTGATATTGCTTGGCACAGAACTCACTTGTCATTCACACGCTCAACAGTTGTAGGTGGAACTCCAGTTTCATGGAATGATGCTCAAGTGTACCCAGCTCTAAGAGAAGTTGTTAACTTCTGTATCTCCAAAGGAGCTTACAAAGAGTTTAAGGGAGCAACTACAGGACACTTTGCTGCGAAGCTCGCTCCAAATAAATTCCTAACATCCATTAGAAAAACGAACTTCAATGACATTGACAAGAATGGAATGGTGATTGTTGAGACGGATGGTGATGATGATGTAATTGCATATGGAGCCAAACCATCAGTTGGTGGTCAGTCTCAGAGAATAATTTTCGGAAAGTACGGAGATTGTGATTGTATTGTTCACTTTCATTGTCCAGTGAAAAAAGATTCACTTGCAGGAATTCCAGTTGTATCTCAGAGAGAATTTGAATGTGGGTCACACGCTTGTGGTCAAAATACTGCTGATGGGCTTTCTAAGTTTGGAAAATTATATTGCGTGATGTTGGATAAACACGGACCCAATATCGTTTTCAACCATTCAATTGACCCACAAGAGGTTATTAACTTCATTAAAGAGAACTTTGATTTAGGAAAATCTACTTCTGGATTCGAGAAGGTCTATATCGGTTTTGATAAAGAGATTAAACAACTCTCGTAGCATACCACCCTATAAATTTTTTATAAGTATTTAGTATATGTTTTGGTGTACTTCTACTAATAAAAATTGGTCTACCTCCTTTGCGATATGAAGTATTTAAAGCACTTGTAGGTAGGCCATTTTCTTTGCAAATATTTTTAAAATCTCCATTACAAGTATATATTAATTCATTCAAATTATTATAAATATTTATTTTAATAGCGGCAGGATTATCACTACCAGTTTGTTTTCCTTTTCTTTGTTGACTGAGTAATAATTTAGTTTCTTTTGAGCGTTTACTTCCTGTATTTGCTAAAGCTATTTTTGCAATCACATCTGTTGATAATTTTTTTCCTTTATTCGCCTCACTTTGTTTTTTCTTTGTCTCTTCAGAAATAACTCTATTACAATTAGCGCTGTATTGAGCTGGAGTCTGTTTTTTACCTTTTCTTTGCTCACTCCAAAGCCTTCTTGTTTCTTCTGACGCAATTCTACCAGAACTTCCCTCTCCTCCTTCAGTTAGGTTACAAAGAGTTCCAGTTTTAAGGTCAATTCTTCCAAATTTAGATATAAGCTCAATTTCTAAATTTAGAGCTTCCTGGTCAGATAATTTATCTTGATAAATTTCCACAATAGGCTCCAGGCCAAGCTCATTGATTTTATCAATCTTTCTCTTAAGAATTGGATTTTTAGCCCTTGTTTTGTGAAATGAGGCACGCTTTCCAATTCCCTTACCAACATAAATTGGTTCGGCTGGAGTTTTTCTTGGGTCAAGATATATGTAAACGTAGGCCATTATTTAATTTCTCCTTTAAGGTCCATTTCTATTAATTGTCTGATTCTATCAGACATTGCAATATCATTTTCAAGGCAGTGAAGCTTATATTTTTTTCTTATCTCTGTTGTGACCAGAAGATTTATTCTTACTTCTTTATTTCCTTTTTCTATACTCATATATGTAAATATGTAAAAAAATTGATTTTTAGAGTTTAATTACTTATGTTTTGAAAAAACAATTGATTATGTTGCAGGAAAAAGCCAAATTTATTAAGCCAGGAGATTTATTTATAATAACCAGGACTCTTGAAGACTTTAATAAATCAGTTATTGAAAAAAAAATATCTGCACCTCTTATGCCAGAAGTTGGAGATATAGTTACGTTTTCTCATTGGAGGCTTCAAGGTGCTATGAAAGAATATTTTGATGATGGTAAATTTTACTTTAATTGTAAAGAGAGTATGTACGTGCTGGACATTGAAGATGTTGAAATGGCTGAAGAGAAATATTTATTAGACATAGAAAATTTAATTAGTGATATTAATAAGAAATATTGTATATAATGATAACGGAAAACGAATTAAAAAAAATTGGATTTGAATTTTTACCCAATGATTTGGGTAAAATGTGTTGGAGTCTTTGGGATGAAGAGGTTGACGTGTTTGGTAAGCCATTCATATATCGAGTAATAAAGTTTGATATTGATAAACAAATAGCAAAGGCAAGCTTTGGATATTCTGGTCAAGCCAATATAAAATGCAATAATATTAAAGATTTAAAAAAATTTTTAAAATGTATTTCATTTTTAAGAGATAATCAAATATTAGTTACAAATTAAAATATGAATAATAAAGAGCAAAAAATTGGTGATTTTAAAGTAGAAAAAGTAACAAAGTTCAAAAAAGTGTCTATACCTATAAGGTGGGAAATTAAAAAAAATAACCAATTCGTTGTTGAATTTGATGACACAGAAATTCAGCATTTTGTTGTAAAAAATGTAAAAAGACCAGCATATAATGTTAGTACAAACACTTGGGGGGATATAGAATTTGAATTAAATGATTTAGTAGGACCATCAACTTTACAAATGGTGTTTAGTGGAATTATAAACAATAAAAACCATAAAAACAAACCATCAAAAATTACTATAAATATGTTTGACCCAGTTGGCGAAATTATTGAATCTTGGATTTTAGAAGGAAGGTATATAAATATTGAATTTAGTGATTTTGATTATTCAAATAATGAAGATTCAACAATTAAGATAAAATTCAAAATTATTAGTTGCAAATTAATGAATTAAGTTATGAGAAGAAAAGTTTTTAGAATAAGAGTGTAAAGAGTCCCAGAATCGGGTATTGAAAGATTTTTACCTGAAGATAAAAGAAAGTGGGAACCTATACCGCATTTAATAAGTCATACATTTACTGAAACTTTAGAAGCAGCCAAAGGGATGATTGATACATACCTTCAATGGGAAAAGCATCAATTGAAACCTTATGACTATGAATTTATTGATTATCCTGAAAAAAAAGAAGTTTCTATAGATTTTGGTAAATCAGAAAATTTAACTATATCAGATGAGGGTTTTGATTTAAGACTTACTATTAGAGCACTTGGAACATTTTCAATTCCAAAGAAGATTTTTTTTGATGGAGTAGAAAAAATAAAAATGTTATAATTATTTTATTTATATTTTTTTGATTATATATTAATGATAATGCCCCTCAAGCTTCTTTGGTGACAGGATTTCTATCTGAACGTGGTTCCACAGAGAACAAGAGAGAAAGCTAAGAAGTCACAAAGCTCAAATCTGGGGGCTATTTAGAGTTTAAGACAGGGTTTTGATTCTGGAATAGCCGTGGAAACGTTCTCTTCGGATTGAGCACAAGTCGGCAGGATGATAAATCTGAGATAGTCTTAAGAAAAATGAACATCTATAATGGATGTTCATTTTTTGTTTATTACACTTTTTATTAATATAAAATCTTGATATTTTAGGTAATATTGTATATTTATAAAAAGCAAGCAACATTGTCTGCTTTTTTTCGTATAAGATAAAAATTGAGATTAATAAATGAAAAATTTAATTTTAATAATAATTATGTCATTAATGGCATATTTATGTTATTCACAATGCCCTGGTAATTTAACAAGCAATAATGGTGGAAGCAATATTACAGTATATGTTTACGATTCTAATTTTAATGTTATTGATACAATTATATGCGTTCAAGCTGGGCAAAGTGGTAATGTAAATTGTAATTTAAGTGGAGGGGGAGTGTATTTTTCTATTGTTGGATATAATTGTATTTATGATTCTAATGGTAGTGTAGTGCCAAATGCATTTTTGCCAATTGAATTAATATCATTTGAAGGTTATAATAAATTTTCAAATAATATTTTGGAGTGGGTTACTGCATCCGAGCATAATAATGATTACTTCACTATAGAGAGAAGTGATGATGGAGAAAATTGGGAAATTATTGGTACCATTGATGGTGCTGGAAATTCCACTAATATTAAAAGCTATAATTTAGTTGATAATTCCTATAGAAATGTAATAAACTATTATAGATTAAGTCAAACTGATTTTGATGGAACTATTAAAACGCACAATATAATTTCAATTGACAACACAGTTAAGGATAAAGTAATTGTTAAGACTGTTAATTTAATTGGTCAAGAAATTGATGATAGCTATACTGGATTGAGAATAGTTATTTTTAGCGATGGCACTTCTATAAAGAAAATTGGAAAATAATTTTTAACCCTTATTTAATTATAAATAAGGGTTATGAAATATGTTTTGTATGAAGGTTCAGGTGGAGATATGTTATTCACAAGAGAAGAGCATGTGAGAGCAAATCCAGGTTTGCTCACTCCGTTTGAGAATAAGACACCGACCATGACAATAGAAGCAAGTGATGACAATGAAGCCATCACAAAACTTAATGGACACATGATGGTCAGAGGTGCTGAAAAAAAATAATTACTTCTTCGGAGGATTTTTAGGAGCTGTCTTTGGGATAGATTTTTTTGTTTCAGCAGGTTTCTTGGAAACCGACTTTTTATTTTCAGGAGTCTTTTGAGTCGTTTCTGGCTCCTTTGTGGCCCCTTTGCTTTTTATTGGTTTCTTAGGTTCAACAGGCTTTGTAGTTGTTTTTCGAGACTTTTGCGAACTCTTTGTGGCCCCTTTCTTCTTATTAAGTTCTTCGATTGTCATTCTACCAGTAATTACACGATATTCATCTTCATCCTCTGGTCTCTTAAGCCAACCTAACACAAATGGAGCAATTTTTACATTAATTCTAAGAGCATCTGCATAAGCTTTTTTACTATCTACCATTCTGTTCTTGGCAACGTAATCACTTATCTGCTCATCAAGGTTATTTTGGTAATACTCAACTATCGCTTTCTTTTTTGAGTCTTTGACCTCGCATTTAATACCTTCTACTTCTACATATTCTTTATCATCATTCTTTTTGACCATTTATCCTTTCGTGATTATTATTTCGACAATTGGTGTTCCGAGTGGGTGAGATATGCAATCATATAATATTTCTTCAATAATGAGCCCAACCATCTTCCCTTGCTTATCTGGAACAATGAGTCTGGTGCCCTTGCCAAGTCCAGCAAGAACCTCTTTATTAGGAAGAATAAGCTCTGATTCTGTATAGTTAGACTTAATGGATATTTCTACATCATCATACATGGATACCCTTTGGATTGCAGGCTCTGCAGTTTTGATTTGTTCATTTATTTTCTTGAGCTTCTCATCAAGTTGCCTCTGAGCTTCCTCAATTTTCTTCTCAGTCTCAGATAGCTTAGTTTTTACTCCAGAAAGTTCTTTCTGAGCCTCTTGTCTAATTGCATTCTCCCTCTCTATCTCTTCTTGGGTTTTACTGTTTTGCTCATCTTGCTTTCTTTTGATATGCATCTCAATAGTAAAATCTTTGAGAGAATTAATTCCAGCCTCATAATCTTTAATGAGCTGATGAATGTATTCATCAGTTGCTTTTGTGGGGTCATAGTGAACGTAAGACTCGTGGTTGTACTTAATTAAAATATTTTGAACAGCATCAAACTCAAGGTGATAATATTTTTCTACCAATTGAGGAACATACTTTATGAAATCTGGATTATATGCAGCATATAAGTCTGTTAGCAATTCCTTGAAGTTCTCTTTTTTCATTTTCTAAATTTATAATTAAGTAGTCACTAAAAAATAATAAGTTTTTAACCCAAAATCAATGGTTAAACTTTTTTGGGCATTATTTACTTGTAACTATCACGATAATAAAAAAGCGTAACATTATGGCCATTCACAAGAAAATACACTCATTTACGGGAACTACAGACCATGATTTTACAGGTCTTATTTCGGGGCAGCTTATTCAGTATGATGGAAGCGGCATTGTGAGTGCTGGTGCCATACCAACATCTGGAGACCTTTGGTCCGCATCTACTGGCGCAAACTCTATTATTGCAAATAATGGCAGTGGAAATTTAGCAGCTGGAGATTATTCAATAGTCGGAGGTAAGCAAAATATAGCAAATTGGGAATTTTCAGTTGTTTTAGGTGGTTCTGGTAATACTGCAAGTGCTGGATATTCAAATTATACATCTACTATTGGTGGTGGAATATCCAATCAAGCTATTGGTTACTATGGCTCAACTGTTAGTGGTGGAAAAAACAACACAGCATCTGGCTCTGGCTCTTTCATTGGTGGTGGTGAAAATAACACAGCATCTGATTATTATTCAACTGTTGGTGGGGGCAAAAATAACACAGCATCAGGACAACAGTCTTTTGTTGGTGGAGGAATTAATAATACAGCATTGGGATTGGACTCAGCAATTGTTGGCGGAAATAATAATTTAGCATCAGGAACCCGTTCGTTTGTTGGAGGTGGAATTTCTAATTCAGGAACAAGTTCTTACTCTTCTATTTCAGGTGGTAAAAATAATTTAGCATCAGGGACTCATTCATTTGTGGGAGGAGGCACTAATGGTGTTTCATCAGGTTCCTACTCTTCTGTTGTAGGTGGGTATTATGCTACAGCATCAGGACTTCAATCTTTTATTGGTGGAGGATATAGATGTGTGGCTTCTGGAGATTATTCATCTATAATTGGTGGTCAATTTAATTCAGCAATCACAATGTCATCAGTTGTTATTGGAGGCCAGGGTAATTTAGCTTCAGGAATTCATTCATCTATTATTGGAGGTAAAGGTAATATTGTAACTGGGTATTATTCTATTGTTGGCGGATATAACAATAGAGAGTTAGGTGGGGGATATGGTTCTGCCGTTATTGGTGGTCGTGAAAATCTTTCAACATTTGGTTATGCCTCTGTGTTTGGAGGTGGGTTTAACACAGCATCAACAGGTAGCTATGCAACTGTTTTTGCTGGAACTAATAATCATGCTCAAGGAGACCGCTCAGCAATTATGGGTGGTTTTAGTAATAGTATTTTAGATACAGGGGGTCAAAGTGATAGTGTAATATTGGGTGGTAAATATAACGAAGTTTCAGGTATAAGGTCATCAATAATTGGTGGCTCTGGAAATACAGTAGCTGGGAATTACTCCATAATATTAGGTGGTTCTGGAATGACAAATTCATTCGACTCAACATTAATGACTCAAAATGCAAGACTTGCTGAGAACGGTGGAGTTGTATATTCAGCTGGAACTGACCTTTATGACATACTTATTCAAGGTCTTCAGTCAGTATTAAATGAGGGAAGCACAGGCTCTGTAACTACAGATATTACTATGACACGTTCCAATGGCTCAAAATTTACAAGACTTCTATTACAAGATGCTGGAGCAGTATTTGGTCAACAAGAAGCGTTTTCGGCAGCCACATTTCAGGGTGTGTTAAATACAAATACTAAGATGACTTTCTCAAAAGGACCAGCCTCTACGAAAAGCATCACATTTGATGGCTCAAATATGACAATTCTTGATAGTATGAGTTCTATTGGGCTTGTATATTCAGCAAATTATCACCCAAACTATACAAGCAGGTCGCTTATTGATAAAGAATATGTTGATAATATCATATCAACTGGTGTAACAATTGTGACAGCAAGTAATGGTCTTACAAAGACGGGTGACAACATCACGCTTGGCGGAACACTTACGGCTGCAACAACAATTAACGCTGGGGGAAATGGCTTCTCAATAAATAACGTTGATGTATTAGAATTCCAATCTGGAGATAATACAAATATCTATGCTGGTCAAGACGTAGTTCTTTCAGGTGGTGTTAATACTCAAATTTACGGTAATAGTGGAATCAGCTTAAATGATAATACAACACTTACGGGATACCTTGATGCAAGTGGTGGTATTTCTGGTAACACGGTTCATGCAGATACATTCTTCTCAATGGTGCCTTACACAGGTTCAAATCCATCATCACCAAATAATAATGACATCTGGTTCCATAGTGGAGTGACTGGAACAATAACCCTTAACTATAGAGTTGGAGGTTCTAACTTCAGCGTGGAGTTGGCACAATAGGTATAAGCTAACAAAAAAGCCAGGATTAATTTTCCTGGCTTTTTTTATACTCTTCAAATTTTCTTAATAATTCTTCCTCATCTTGCTTTTCCCATTCTTCTGGGTAAGGTTCAGATGAAAAGATTAGTGCTAATCCTACGATGATAACACTGATGCAGTAAAACATTAATATGTAGTAAAATATTGTCATTGCCACTTAGAGTTTTGTTCTTCTTTACCAAGTTTACTACCTGGACTAAAAAACCAGCCAAACTTTTTGTTGAACCAATTTGCGAACCGTTTGAATTTATTTTTCATCTTGTTTAATTTTCATGAAAGCAAAAGGTGTCTCAAAATACTTGCCATATCTCTCCGTATCATCAATACAAAAGTCAATTTTGTTTTTCTTGCAATAATCTCCCTTTGTTCGGTCCCAAGTCTCATCATCCATCCATGGATTTCCTTTGTTGTCATCATGCATCTTTGTGCCAGATTGTTCGTGATGGTCAGCAATTGAAAAAAAATGAGTGTAGCTCAAGCCAAGCTCCTTAATCTCATCCATTGCTCCATCCGATACTCTTCGCCCTGTAAGTATATGCACTTCATGACCAGCTGCTACAAATAATCTTGAGAGCTCTGCAAAAAAAACTGGATTTGCATCACAAACCCCATGAATGTCTAATCCTATTTTCACTTATTGTAATTTATCATTTATTATACGAAGATAATAAAAAAATGTTTACCTGTACTCTTTAAGTGCAGTTCTGTGAGCTCGGATTTTTAATCTTCTGATTCCTTGTTCTTTAATTTGACGAACTCTTTCTCTGGTTAGGTCAAATACTTCACCTATCTCTTCCAGGCTCATTGCGTTTGTATCAAACAATCCAAAATATAGAGTGAGAACTTGCTGTTCTCTTGGCTTAAGAGTTGATAGAACTCTCTTAAGTTCTATTTGAAGGTCTTTGTTGGTCAATAGTTTCTTGACATCATATTCACTCTCACCCTCAATAATATCTATCATGCTACCAGAGTCAGAATCATTAGTCATTGGAGCATCAAGAGAGGATACAGAGCTTGAACTAAATATCAATTCTTTAATCTTATCTTCACCGTATTTTTTTGAATCACCCTTAGCCCCCTTCTCATCTTCGAGAGCCATCAAGTAATCAGAAATCTCATCAACGGTTGGTTCTCTCTGATAAATCTGCTCCAACTCAGATTTTACTTGCTTGATTTTATTAACCATTCCGATTTTGTTCAGAGGAAGTCTGATTTGTCGGCCATTTTCAGCTAAGTATTGCATGATTGACTGACGAATCCACCAGACAGCATAGGATATAAATTTAAACCCCCTTGATTCATCAAATCTTTCTGCCGCTTTAATAAGTCCAAGATTTCCTTCGTTAACAAGGTCTGGAAGCGGTGATTGTCCAGTGTATTGCTTAGCTACACTAATTACGAATCTAAGGTTGGCTTCGCAAAGCTTATTTCGAGCAGCAATGTCACCTTCCTTAATTTTTCGAGTTAATTCAATTTCTTCTTCAGGAGTAATTGTGTCACCGAGGTTACTTACTTCTGTCAGATACTTGTTGAATGATAATGATTCACGATTTGTGATTTGTTTTGAAATCTTTAACTGTCTCATGTTTTGTTTGTCTTTTTTATAGTCGTGTCTATGATACGTAGAGAAAATAAAAATGTTTAACAAACTTGTGAAAAGTTACTAACATGTTAAAAACTTTGTAAAAAACAAAAGCCTTGACTACTATTGTTCATCAAGGCTTTCAATTTCGGACCGTTAGGCTGCGATTGCCACTGGGGCAAGAACAACTGCTTCGGCTCTCTCAGACTCCGCTATCGCTGCAAGTGCAAGAGATTTTGTTAAAGTTTTGTCATTTCTGACAGCTCGGTTCTGAATAAATCATTTATGTAATGAAGTCTAATAGCCAGTACATCCCCATTTTTAATTGGTCTTTGTGGAGATGAAGGGAGTCGAACCCTCGTGTTTCATTAAAACAATTTATCGTAAGCAAACCTTACTAATTGTAAATATACGAAAAATAATTTAAAATGTTACAAAAAACAAAATTATTTCCAGTAATTAGAAATAATTTTACATAAATCTATTGTTTCTTGGTGAGATAAATTATTCTTCATATAGTTAATATTTTTGCTAACAAATTGAATATTTTCTCTAAAATAACCTTTACTACTATCAATTCTATCTAAAGATGCTGTATATAAAGAGTTGCTTTCAGCTTTATAATCCCAATCCACAAGTTGGATGCCAGTATATGGACATATTCCATTTTGTTTATCCCAAACATCTTTTAAGTCTTTCAGCGTAAGATTAAATTTTTTGTTTCTTGATTTAGCTTTTCTTAAATGATACCTAAAAGGTGAGAATTCATCTTTTTGAGAACCTTTCATAAGTTTGCTGGTATCACCTTCAGCACCATTTGGAAAATTTATTACATTACCTTTCCCAGAACAACTCCTGGAGCAATATGTTTTTCTTCCTATTTTTTGATTTCTCTTATGTTCTCTTTTTTCTCTTTCAAAATTTTTACCACAAATTTCGCAAACTAATTTTACTTTATTTCCCATGTGTAATATTTATCCGTCTCCACGACTTTTGTGGTAGACTCCACAGATAAATATTAAAAAAAAATATAAATGTTGCAAATAAAATGAAAATGTTAGAAACTTTTTTGGAATTCCTCCAAATTGCGTCTTTAAGCTCTTGATTTTTGTCTTTAATCTGGCGATTGACGAGTAGTGTGTATGAGATAATGAACCATAGGGAAATTGCTCCTTGAATTATAAAGGCCAATAGATTAGGTTCTCCAATAGGAAAAATAATAATGAGTGCAATCATAGAAATAGCAAACAGAGGTAGTGTAATTCCAAATACCTTAGCTTCCCAGCTCTCTTGCATTCTCTCTATGTATAAAGCGAGCATAGGATACTTAGTAACCTTAACACCATCTATGTATTTGTAGAGCTTCATTCCATTCCTATTTTCTCCATGAATTCATCACGAATTTCATCATACTCCTTCTTATAGTCAGAGTATCTGGTATAGTCGCTCAAGTGTGTCTTGGAATGGTAAATGAATGACGTGCGGTCAAGACCAACAACGCTGGCAATTTCATCTTGATTATACTTGTTGTTGAATGTTTCCCCAAGTATGACCATGAGCATTTTTCTGAAATAGACAAGAGGTTTCTTCCTTGATTCAACTTTCACTTCATCAAGAGTGTCTACATCCAGGTTAAACTTCTCTTTGACGTGAGTTTTAAGTATTCCAACCAAGATGTTTATCTCGTCTTTATGGTCAATGATAAAACTCATGTGACTAACCGAAAAGTTTTGAAAGAGGACTTGCCTTTGTTAAGACAAATTTAATCTCCACAACACCATCAATGACATCAGCTTCAAAGCCGCCCATTGAGAATGTTTTTTCTTCAGACTTAAAAGCCTCTTCCATGCAATGTTGAGCAACTGCGGAAATCTCTTCTACAGTCGGAACTCTTTTTTCTCCAGTTTCAGAGTCCTTCCACTTAACATTAAGATACTTGATAACCTTGTGAATAGTCTCAAGATTCAAGTCCTCAAGATTTAGCTGGATTTGTTCTTTTTTTGGTGTCATAGCCTTTCTAATTCAAAATTTTGAGACAACTCCTTGATGAACTTACTTTGTTTAAGTTCTCGTGAGTTGAAGCGTCCTCTAACCTTAACAGTGGACAATTTAATAATTTTTTCTAACAATTCATGACTTTCAACCCCACTTTCTTTTGGAGTGAGCTTGAAATTCTTGTTGATGTCGTAGATAAAAACATCTTCATCCAGACTGTCTGAATGAAAATCACCACCAGCTCTAACTGTATTAGAATCAAGCAGTTGTTGTATTTTCAACTTATCATTTACATCAATATTTGCCATAAATTTTAAAATTTAGCTATTATTATACGTTTTAAACAAAAAAATGTTTCACTTGTCATCTTTATTGCGTTGTTGCTCAAGAAATTCCTTTCCCTTATCGGTAAGCTCAATGGAGCAATCCTTATAGATAAGGAGCGGGCCATTTGATTTCGCAAATCCTTTTCTTCGAAGTGATTCAAAAATCACATTTGCACAGAATGCTCCAGTTATATTTGACAACAAATCGGCTGTTATAGCCAATTCCTCTAAATTAAGTTCCCTGCAATAGAGTACAAGAGCGTGTCTGCATATTTCGTAGTCCTCTTCATCACTCCTATCATCTGGGTTTTTGTTGCAAATTCTATGGAATGCAGTCAGAACATCATCGCTCATGTTTATGAGCCACCCATCCATGGTTTCCACATTTTTATCAATTATGGAATTTCCCTGGTCAGTGAGAGTATAGACCATATTATCGTCCATCTGGTAACACGTCTGGATACACCAAAGTTTCAAGGGTTTGATGTGGGTTAAATACTTTTTTGCCATGGTATTCAAATCCCTCAAGAAGTTCGTGTTCCACAATCATCTTGACACATACCCACGCTGTCATTACAATACTGGTTTCGTTTGCAGTTGCAACTGGCGTAGTATGCCATCGACCCCAACCCCATCCAATTTCACCTGTATTAATGTCTTTCCTCAAGAAGGATGTTCTTATGAGATATAGGTCTTCAGAGCCTTTTCTCTCCGTAAGTTCAAATTTCCAACCCATGTCGATGCATGAGTGCTTAGAGAAGTTGATATTCTTCAAAATTTTATCAACCTCTTCAAATGTGAGAGTTTTATTTTTGGTATCTATCATACTCTATTTATACGCAAATTTTAATTTTATGTTGCATTTATAAGAAGCAACATGTATATTTGTTTATGGCAATTACAACACCAATATTGATTTATAGTCTCAAAGACATTGTATCTATTTTTGGGGAACAAAATACATTTGATGTGAGAGAAGTAAAGGCGGATAAAAAGTGGATTGATGCCTATAACATTCAGATTGATAGAGTTATAAGGGGTAGGGATATTGGCGAATTGACTCATACGGAGAAAAAGATTTTAAATTTGCTACTACACAAGTGTGTGTATTCCTCCTGGAACTATATATTAAAAAAACACTGTAAATAATGAAGAAAGTATCATTCGACTTTGACGGAACTCTTAATGAGCATTTCTTCGGGGATGAAAATCCTCAAGAGGATGCAATAAAGCAATTATTCGTAGAACTTGTTAATAATGAAGACTTTGATGTATACATTATTACAAGAAGGTTTGGTCCAGAAGATGCTGATAAGGGATTAAAGGATGAGCACACTACTGTAATGAATATGCTTAATTCTTTAAACATACAACTTCCAAAAGAAAAATTAATATTTACTAATAGACAGTATAAGTATTCTGTTATTAACAAGCTTGGTATTGACATTCATCTTGATGATGACAATAGAGAGCATCAGTTAATACAAAAGTTTACCAACGGAAGCTCAGTAGATGTTCAACAACCTAATTGGAGAGAGAAATTTGATGAGCTTCTTTAAAAGAAGCTTATGAGAGAATTGAACACAAAAATAGGCGTTTTCTTAACAACCTATAGCCAATTGGAGATAGATTTAGAGATAGAACAATACATGGAGAGAAATGACTCCAGCGGTTGCATATTATTTATGGACTCGTTAAGGTCATTTAATCCAGAATCAACATACTATGTTACAGAAAAAGAGGCAAAGAGATTTACTGGACTTGAAAAAGGGAAGAGTAAGAAGAATCCTCATAATATGTACACCAATTATAAGGGAAATCCATTCGGAATTCCAATAAACGAGACCAAATTGTATTTTATAGACCCTATACTAAGTCTAAAGTCAGCATTTGAGGCAGCTATTCCAGAATTCAATTTTGATAAAGATTTCTTCCATGTTCGCATAGTTAAGTAACATTTTTTGTATTTTTGCGTATAAAATAGAGAATCTAAAAATTAAAACGCAGAATTTATGGAAAACAGAACTTTTTGGCAGAAAAACAAAGCTGTCATTATTACAGGTGGAATAGTATTACTACTCTCCATTATTTACATGGGAATGTCAATTTCCTATAATAATCACGCAAATCAACTGGAGGTTTCTGCCGATAAGAAGGTTAAGGCGAATAAGGTTGATTATGATGCAGTTTGGAAAATTCTTAGTCAACAAGCAGGCGTTGTAGACAAATATCAAGAATCATTCAAGGAAATCTACATTGGATTGATGGAAGAACGTTATTCTGATGGTCAAGGACAACTTATGTCATGGGTTCAAGAGCATAGCCCAAACTTTGATTCCAGTTTGTTTACTAAACTCATGAATACAATTGAGAGTCAGCGAACAGATTTTGCAACACGTCAAAAAGAGCTTATTGCAATAGAGGAAGAATATAACAAAATGTTAGTAACTTTTCCTGGTAGTTGGTTTGTTGGAGACAGAGAGCCGATGGACAATGTTGTTGTAACCAGTACGCAGACTGAAAAAGTTTTTGAAACTGGAAAAGAGGATGACATAGATTTATTTTAATAATCAAAAGCCCATGAATATGGGCTTTTTTAAATTCTTTAACTATGCTAATTTGGCTTTTAATGATAGTGCCAGTCATTGCTACTATCATTATGTTTTTGGTATTTGATGTTAAAAAAATAGCTTGGTGGGAATACGCCCTATTATTTGGAGTATCAATAATTGTAATTTTTATTTCTAAACTTATAATAGAAACTTCTATGACTTCTGATACTGAGTATTGGAGTGAATTAGCAATTGAAGTTGAGTATGAAGGTGCATATGATGAATATATTCATAAAACTTGTGAAGACTGTGAGACCATAACGAATGATGATGGCTCCACTTCTGAAGAATGTGAAGAATATGATTGTTCATATGTTGAAGATTATGGTCCAAGGTATAGAATAAAAGGAACCAGCCAAACTATTAGTATTTCAAAATCTGAGTACAATAGAATCAAAAATAAATGGGGTAACGAGAAAAAGACTGGAAGCCATCCAGAATCATATAGTTATGATGATGGAATTTATTCTTCATTCTGGTTAAATAGAAGAGAGTTGGCAGAATGCATTGTTACAAGTCATAGATATGAAAATAGAGTTCAAGCAGCTCACACTGTTTTTGATTTCCAGGATGTATCTGAAGAAGACAAAAAGAACTATGGCCTGTACGATTATCCAGAAATTTATGAAGGATATAAGCAAAAAAACATTCTTGGATTTGGAGATGAAACACAGGTTCAGGCTGAGAAAAAAATGCAACTTTTAAACGCTGAGTTAGGCCCCAAAAAACAAGTTAAAGCATTTATACTAATATTCAGAAATAAATCTAAGCAATCTGGAATTATGCAAGAGGCCTATTGGGAAGGTGGAAATAAAAATGAATTTGTGCTAACATTGGGGGTTGATAATCAAAACAACATTCAGTGGGTTCACTCATTTACTTGGGCCGAGCATTCCATTGTTAAAGTAGAAATCAATGACTACGTAATGCAGCAAGGGCAGTTGAATCTTTCTAATATTTCTGATTTTATGTACGATGAATTGAATAATAATTTCGTAAGAAAGCAATTTTCAGAATTTAACTATCTTACAGTAGAGCCAAGCGGCTCCAGCATTGTTTGGTCAATGATTGTTTTAATTATAATCACAATTGGCTTAGTTTTTTGGTTTGTATCCAATGAGTTTGATGATGAATTAATGAGCAAAAGCAATGGTTTTAGGTTGAACAAAAGAAAGATTAAAAATATTTGGCCATTTCATTAAAAATTTACTACCTTCGCCTAAATCAAAAATAAATTATTATGGGATGGTGGAATGCAACTATCTACGGTGGAGATACAGCTCTTGACTGGAGAGAGAAAATTTACTTAGCTTGTGAAGCTCCAGAGTATGGAGAAGACCACAATGAAATTCCAGTACCAACAGAATTATTGTCTAATAAGGTTTCTGAAATTATCAAGTTAATTGATGAAAACTCGGATGATGAAGATGATAAAAACATCGGATACCAAGTCCTTGGAGCAATCATTATGCACTCTGGATTTGATATTGATGAATCTGAAGGGCTGAGGGATAGAATTATTAAGGCTTCTGAGGATGATGACTATGCAAAGGATGATTTCTTGCGAAAAAATGTCATGAAAAACTTCAAAAAGCTTATCAAGGACTATGATTGTAGTCAGCCAATTAATGTAATGGCCGTTAACATTCTTGAGGAAACTGAAGATGATGATGAGCAAATTGCAAAAGAATTTAAACAAGTATTTGAGCTTATGAAAGCTCGAATGAAGAAACTTGAATCTGGTAAAGAGGAAAAATCTGGCTCTGAGGATTATGACCAAGGATTCTCTGATGCCAATCAAGAGGAAATTGACTTCCTAAAAGACTTCATGGATTTAATGTCCAAGTTTGAGATGATGGGAGTTCTTTTTGAAAAAATTGCCCAAGGGCTTGTTGGAAATCCAGTATCATCTGGCTCAGGTGATATGGCTAAATCTGCTTCACCAATGGGTAAAGCATCTTCTAACAGTTCGCCAGGCGCTGGTAAAGACATCATGCCAGGATAAATAAGGTGTCTGCGTTTGGAGAGACGCAACAGAGAGCAACAAGAGCCGCCCAGAGTGGCGGCTTTTTTGTTGAAACATTTTTGAGTTGTTGACGTATAACTAAGGATTTAAAAAAATAATTACTATGATTGTATCAGGATTGCCAATTTGGATTGTACTTGCTATAGCATTACTAATCACTCTTGTTTATTACTGGAGATACAGAAAGACTTGGATGGGCCACGGGCTTGTCGTTCTTCTTGTGTTTGCACTTAACTTCTTCTTCTTTGCTTGGGGAGTTATTGTATTCCTTGCTGGAGAAATAATTCGAAGCAAGATGAAGCAGCCCAAAGATAAGAAAAAATAAAGATATGCCAACTCTAACGTGTCAAAATCCAGAGTGCGAAAAAGAATTTGAAGGACGTGTTCAAAAGAATTACGTCAGCAAGTTTTGTTCTAATCAATGCTCAGCAGATGATAGAAAAAATCGCCCTGAGATGTATGACACCAAAAAGCTCGGATTTCAAAAGGGTCATAAGTCTTGGAACGCTGGTACTAAAGGCTCCAGTGTAGGAAGTACTATAATACGTAAAAGAACACTGGATAGCGGTAATGTAAAGCGCCTTAGGTTTATAAACGTTGGTGTTGACCGCAGTGGGTTTACAAAATACGTTAGATATGATAGGTATGTCTGGGAGCAAGCTAATGGACCGCTTCCACAAGGGCATGCAATCTACCACAAAGATGGTAGAACGCTTAATGATGAGCTTGAGAACCTGGAGTGCATTCCAATTGGAGAGGCTTTAAGTAGATATGCCGCTACTGGAGAAAAGGTTTACGACCTTCAAAATAAGAAGCATGTCAGAAAAATAATAAAGGCTTGCATGGCCAATGATAGGAGAGTTCAAAAAATACTCTTCGATATGTGTTATGATAAGGGGATGTCAGTTGCTATGCGATATGCCAAAGATAATGATTCGGCTCAAGATATTTTGACTGACGCTTTCATAAAAGTTTTCAACAAGATTGATACCTTTAATATTGTGGGAAGTCTTGAGGGTTGGATTATGAAGATAATCGTTAACACCGCACTTGATTCTATCAAAAAAAACAAGAAAATCTATGTGATGGATTCAGATGACATGTCATCTTTTGATGGTATGACTTCAGAGGATGAAGATTTTGAATTTGAGGGAATGAGTGAGATTAAAGAGCTTCCTGCAAATGAAATACTTGAAGAAATTCAAAGATTATCTCCAGGATACAAGGTGGTATTTAACTTGTTCGTATTTGAAGGTTTAACTCATAAGGAAATTTCGGAAGAACTTGGAATAAGCGAGGGAACCTCAAAATCAAATCTATCAAAAGCAAGACAAGCTCTTAAAGAGAGGGTGAAGGTTTTGGTTGATAAAAAGAATATAAAAGAACGTGGTATCAAAGAAGCATATAGGCTTCACGACCTTGAGAGAGTCTAAATTTAGAAAAATGGAAGACGTTATTGTTATAACAGAGAATATGTTTGATGCCATGGTTTTTGGCAATCCAGTTTGCGTTGGTGGTGTGTGGATTTCACTTCCACCAAATTCAGAAATTAAGTTGTTTGACATACTTGAGAAGAAGTTGGCCAAAGAATATGGACTTGATGTCGAGGAAGAAGCGTAAAATAGAATTGAGTAGAAACCTTGATTTACATGGCGTTCGACACGCAGATGTTGACAGGGTGGTTGAGAATCATATTTTTATGACAGCATACCCACACGACATCATAACGGGTAATTCTGCAGACATGCATAGACTTGCTAAGGATGTTCTTGAGAGACATGGATTTAGATATGAGATAGGAGATATTAATAATAAAGGATACCTGAGGGTGCTTGGATATTGATTATGGAAAAAATAAAATGGATTTGGCCAATACCATCTGTTAATTGTAAAATTCCAGATTCAGAGAAACCTGGCTCATTTGGGTTTGTCAGAAAACATGATGTTCATACTGGTATCGACATTTATTGTGAACCAGGAGCTGAGGTTGTAGCTGTTGAAGATGGGGTTGTAAAACATGTAGAAGAATTCACGGGTTCTAATGCAGGTTCTCCTTGGTGGAATAATACAGATGCCGTATGGATTGAGGGCAATAGTGGTGTTGTTGTTTATGGTGAAATTGAGGTTGATGTTAAAGTGGGGCAGAAAATTTCGGCAGGAGATATTGTTGGTCGTGTTAAAACCGTATTGTTAAAAAACAAAGGTCTTCCTATGACAATGCTACATATTGAGCTTTACCATTCATCTATGAACGAAACAGTTTGGTGGAATAAAGGAGATAAAAAACCAGGAACATTGTTAGACCCAACTACTTACTTAGATAAATTAAACTAAAAATAATTATGCGACACAATCATATCTTCCCAGCAATAGGAGACACATGGAAATCAACTGAAGAGAACATGCACTTTCATCGTGACATGACTTATAAGATTTCTAAGATTTTTCAATCCAGCGAAGGAATTATCATATATATGACTGATAAGTATGGTTGGGATGTTCCAAAGAAACTTGGTAGTTTTGAAGCTACTGGAAAAACCATGACAGACATGTTCAAGAGGATGAAGACCTCACGGTTGAATTTTATGATTGAATCTGGAGCAGAACTTCTTCTTTGCAAAGGACATCACTATGACTGGGAGAAAAACTCTTTCTTTAATCTTGGGCTTAATGTTCACTATTTGTCATATCCTGGAGCAATAGGTTGTATAGAGGAATATAAGATAGAGTTTCCGAAGGAAGGCAATCGCAAGCACTTTACTCAGAGTAGGGAGATGATTTACAAAAAAGAGGAAATCTACAAGTACTTTGATGAGAGGCTTACTGAGGATGAGTGGGATTGGAAATTTCACTTGCCAGGAATTAATACAGATGTTCAATATAACATCGACTTCAAGCAATATGTGAAAGATTCTCAGTTCCCTCTGTTTGTAAAGACAGTAAACGAATTTGACGAATTAGATTTGCCACATGAGTTTCTCCAAAGAACAACTAATTGGGCCAAGAAAAGCTTTGAGCAATTTGAGAGTGAAATGTGTAGAATGATTTTTGATTCTGATGCTGAAAATTCAATTGACGATACTGGGGTCATTAAGGACATCATGATTGCATACAGAGACCTTCCTTCTTCACACTCAGCAACATCTGTGTCAAAATTACTACTTGGTAAGTCAAAGGTGAAGAATAAGAATGTAGCTGACCTTGAGGGTAAGTACGCTGGGCTATTGAAGCAGACTCAAATGTTTGAATTAGCTTCTGCAGTTGAAGCATTCCTCTATCACAAGAAGATATTTGCCACCAAGGAAGAATATTCTTCTGGAGAAGAGTGGAGAGGTGCCTTCGAATTTATTGGAAGCAAGCACATCAACACTAAAGAACTTGATAAAATTTTAAATTCATAAATTATGTGCATTACATCAGCGAAAGCAAAACTATCGAAGACAAGAATCATGTCCATGGCTCTTGATAATGGAAGACACTTGTTGTCTTATAGCAACAAAGCTCAGAATATGTCTGGCAAGAAAAACTCAATGATTCTGGCAATTCCAGGTAAGTTAAAAAAAGAGTGGTTCATGGATACTACCAATTACAATAAGTTTTTGGAAAATATTGAGGACCAGGCTCACTTGGATTATGACGAGAGTCATGGAATATATTCAAGGGGGTTTTCGTTTAAATCTAAGGGGTTTGACCGATTTAATGTTGGAATGTACGACATTCTAATTGCAGAAGATATTAGAGATATTGTAGAGCGACTTGGAGTTACGGGTCCAGAAATTTCTGAGGAACTGATTAGTTTCTTTGAAAATCACTACAAAGGATGGGGTTTCGTATTTTGTATATTTGATGGGAGCGAAGAAATGGATTCTCAACCAGTAACTTTTGAGTATGAACCCTTTCATTACAATTGGCTTTATTTCCCTACAATGGATTCTCATGGTGGTGGAGCGCCAAATCTTAATGAAAAAGTTGATATGGACCACACCCTAATCTATGAGTACCCAGGTCTTGTAGACAGAGTTGTTAATGAAGTGAAATTTACTCAAGAGGTTCCAGAGGTTCTAAAGAGAAGAAATTATGTAGCAACTAAGTGGAAGGACTCCATCATTAATGGAGACATGTACGTTAATTTCGAAACACTACAAAAATATGCAAGTGATAAGAAATTTTGTTACGATGGATTCAAAAGATTGACATCGCATCCAGAGTCAAAAATATTTGCATAACATTTTGTTAACATTATAAAAATGGCTAAAACCAATTAAATATTGGAATTTTAGCCATTTTTTTTGTTTTGTATTGATAATTTTTATAAATTTGATTATATTTATAGGTATAAGTAGTTAACGTTACGTTAACATTGGGTAATCAAAAACAATATTATGAAGAAATTTTTATTAACACTTGTGATTTGCATGCTTTCTATTTTTTCATTCGCATCTGAGGTAATCGAGATAGAAAAATACGAAAATGGAAACACTAAATACGAAGTAATATCTCACCCGACTGTTGATGGCGATATTTTTGAATACAATGCGTATTACGAAAATGGGTCTTTTATGATAAGTGGCATGTACAATGAGTATGGTCGTAAATCTGGTTTTTGGTCTACTTATTACGAGAATGGTCAAATTGAAAGTCGTATATTTTACAGCAATGGTATCAGAAATGGAAAGGGCTTATACTATGATGTAGATGGTTCAGTACTTGCTCAAGATGAATACAGATATGGAAAAAAGCATGGAATTTGGGCTCAATATAGTGAGGATGGCAAGTTACTTTGTCAAAGAGAATATAAGAGAGATAAGAAACATGGAACTTGGAAGCAATTTAATGATGATGGTAAAATGCTTTTAGCAACTGATGAGTACAAGAGAGGAAAGTTGATTGAAGGTTGGTCTTGGAGCGAGAGCCAAGGGCTGATAGCACGTTATCCATAATATTTGAACATATATTTTTGAAAGCAGGTCCAAAAGACCTGTTTTTTTTTGAAACAATTTTTGTACATTTGCGTATAATCATTAAATTGTGCAATTATGAAATTACTTTTCCCGTGTCATGAAATC